GTGAATGCTCTGGATACATTTTTTATCTCAAATGTATAGTTCACAAACTCAAAGCTTGTTTTGATGGTATTCATCATGTAATCAAGCTGTTCCATCTTTTCTGCTTCACTCATGCTGAATATATCCTGCAAAGTTGTCCCAGTCTTGAGACGGCCACTCTTTGTGTAGATCAGCAATTCTAAAGCATTCTGAGTATAATCAATCACTTCAATTGTTGGGTTCACTTTTTTGTTCATTTTTATTCCCTCCATTTGTTTATTATTGTGTTGCTCCACAACCTGTGCACACATAACAATTCAGGTTGCCATCCCAGTTCCATTCTGAATCCATTCCAGACTCATTACAAATGCATCCAATATCTTCACAATCATACCATGGCTCCCACAGGTAACCACCCTCAAAATTATTGCCATTATCCACACTATCACCTATGCCTGATTATTGTTATAATTTACAACAGAATATTTATCACTTTCAACAAGTTTTCTTATGACAAAGATGTCATTCACAATATCATCAAGTAATACACCAGGCCGCCAAGTTGCATACCTTCCAAGAGAATACAGCTCATTGTGCAACGTCATGTTTGATATGAATGTCCTCCTTTTCTTTTCATCTGTTTTGTATATTTTCCCAAATTTGTGCTCATCATTGATGGATATGACGCAATCTATATCAGATTTGACCAACCCAAGTGTTTTGAGCACATAACTGGTGTATTGCCTGCTGTGGTCTTTGTGTATGCAACTCTTGCTCTCTATGATCAATATATCACCAGTAAGGGTTGCACGATAAATTGGAATGTCTCTGCCAGGATAATACACAGTGCTGTATGAATCACAATTTTTGATTTTATACCTGGATACATATATGCTTTTCCGGGTGAATTGCATATCCATATTTATATCAAACATCTTCATCAACACAGGCATTGGCACAGTAGAAACAACAGGTCCACTTGGGAAGTCTGACCCAGTTATCTTGTGATTATAAATTATCTGGTTGGATACACGATCTGCGAGCCTGGCCTGAAAATCACCCGGCGGTATGTATCTTACCTTTGGTGATATATCCATTATACTTCTTTTTGTTATTTCACCAATGACTTTTTTGGAATACATGTGCCCAATTCTTGGGGATGGCTGCTGCTCTTTCCCATCCAACCAGATTGATTTATAAACAGTTTTCTTTTTGAATGGGATGCCTGTTATCCTGCTGATCTCTGGTGTTCTCATTCTCAACACTGCTGTGTGCTTGTTTCTGCCATTTCCTGCTTCATATATTGTGCTATCTGGATTCATGAATCCACACAATAGACCAGCAAGCCCTGCTCCAATTATTTTCATATCACCTCCTTGCTGCCAACACTACCTGATTGTGTAAAATTGCCTTCCTATGGATCTTGCAAGTGCATATTCTGCAATTGCGCCTTTGGATTTTTCCCAACCAGACAACTGGGCAACAAGATCACAAGCAATCACCTGGCCAGTTGCCAGTAACATGTATTCGTGATACTCCATGCCATCTGGATTCTCAGCTGGATTAATCACAAAAAATCCAAGCTCACGATATTTTTTGGCAACTTCATGGAAAGCAGGGTAATTGAGCTCATCATATCCAGTCATTGGGCCTGATATATATATGACTGTTTCTTTGCTCAAAAACCTTAGATCAAGCACCCTGTTATCACCAGTTGTATCCAATGATATTTGCAAATTTGCCTCCTTCATTTACTTGTATTTCTGTTGGTGTATCTAAATATTTTGAATCCTCAACTGCTTCATATGCTGTTTCTGGCACTGGTCTTGTTGTCCTCTTGCCCCACCAAAATTTTGCTTTGTGTAAAGCATACCCATTGTGCTCTATGCAGATATATTCACTAAACACTCTCAGCCCACAAATATACCTGACTTTGAGCATCGGTATGCCTTTTGTGCCTGTGTACATTTTATATTCAACATCATCAACGTGGTGCCAAAGATCTTCACTCAATACAGGTGCAGATTCACTTTTTTCTGATAGGTGATGTTGGAATTTAAACTCATACTTACAACAACTGCAGACCCTTACTGCAGCATGAACTATTTCAGAGCAGTTAGGGCAAATTTTCATAACTGCTTCACCACCACCCTTTCCTGGTGTTTTAACAACTGGATTGTCAATTGGTCCATTTCTAAGCAGATTCCCAGCAAAATCAAGAACAAGGCAGTCTTTTTTCCCAGTTTCTTCTGATATCCTAAGTCCACGCCCAATGATCTGGACATGCAAAGTTGGGCTTGCAGTTGGCCGCAATAAGCCGATCAAATCAACAGCAGGAACATCAAATCCAGTAGTTAACACAGCAACTGATACAAGTGCTTGATAGTGCCCAGATTTAAACATATCAATTATGGTTGCACGGTTGCCTTCCATCCTGGAGTGAACACTTGCAGCTTTTATTCCATTTGTATTTAATGTGTCTGTTATGTTTTCACAATGATCAATGTCAATTGCAAACAACAACCATTTTTTCCTGATATCCTTGAATTTTAAAAGTTCATCAACAATCCTGCTTGTTATTTGTTCCCTGTCAAATGCAATGGAAAGTTCTTTCAAGACAAAATCACCAGCTTGTTTCTTCACCCCAGTAGCATCAAATGTCTCATCTGGATTCTTGTTTGATACAGGGCACAAATACCCTTTGTGTTGCAATTCTTTTATTTCAATGTCATAAACTATATCAGCAAAAAAAGCACCATCTCCTTTGTGTAGATATCCTTGCCCAAGTCTATATGGTGTTGCAGTAAAACCAATAACAGGCTTTGTGACCTGTTCAAAAAATTTATGGTATCTGCCACCACGTGTGTGTGGGATTGTGTGTGCTTCATCAACAATTATAATATCAAATGCATCAAATAGCTCAGGCTTGTTATATATGGATTGTATCCCTGCCACTGTGATATCAGAGATAGTTTTTGACTTTAAACCAGATGAATACAACCCTATTTTGCTGTTTTTAATGTGTTCTTTTAATTTTGAATAGTTCTGTTCAAGAATTTCTTTTACATGTGATATAACCAAAATTTTCTGCCCAGGCCATTTTGTAATCACTTGTTTGCATAAATCTGCAATTATTATTGATTTCCCAGATCCAGTTGGAGCAACAACCAGTGGGTTTCCACGATTGCCTTTGAGAAAATAATTGAATATTGAGTTGATTGCTTCAGATTGATATTTTCTGAGTTTAAAATTACCCATGTCATTCTCCAGTTGGTATCCGAATTGTTTCTTTTCTCCTTTTTGTCTTTTTGTGCTTTGCTCTCTTCCACTTATTTTTACTCCAGTTGTGTCTGCACCCTTCTGCATCTGCCAATGTTGGGTGGCTTCCTTTCATACTTGCAAATATAGGATTGATTTTCTCTCTTTTTAAAGGGGTCTGTTTTTTATTCATTTTATTCAGCTTATCCTTTGTCTGCTTGTGAATTTAATCAGGCACAATAATGTTCCTGCTGGAATTTATGTACCACCCTGTCTGCACAAGCTTTTTGCAAGCATCCTCATATGAGTCACCAGAAACCCAATGTTCTGAAAATATACCATTCTGCTCTACACAAACTTTGTGGGATCCAGGAGTGCACTCTTCAGAAATAATGTCTTCATAAAAAATAGCTTTCACTTGGCTGCCCTCCAAAATAATTACAGGAAACTTATATATTTACAACAAGGCTTCTGTTGCTGTGTGAATGAAAGTTCTATGTTGTGTTTATCACATTCCCACTTCCCTTCATCACAAATAGCAACAAACTTACATGTTCTACAAGTCTGGATGATTTCACCACCAAAATGGCAAATATCATAAGCTGCACACCACTTGCACTGAAACCAGTCTGGTCCGCCAATCCGCTGAGGGGGTGTTTCTGTGCTTATGATGTCTATACCCTTCTTTATCAACTCATCAGCATAGTCATCATCACAGCTCAGGCGCTCATAATATCTGGAATCATCATTCTTGTTCACCATGATGAACAGTGCTCTTTTGAGTCCCAATAATTTCATGTAACAGACAAGTTGACCATAATAAATAGGCTTGGATAATTTGACGCCTTTTTTGACTGTGTCCTTAAAACTTTTATCATTGGCTGTTTTATACTCACCAAGGTGATCTGTTTTTGGTGCATCTGGTACATTCTGGAGGATATCATCCATATGGCCTTTTATGTGGCCATTGCCACAAACAACTTCAGGTTGGTTATCTGGGTCAACCAAACAGCAGATGCCTATTTTCCTCAAATCTGATTGGATTATTGGCTCTTCTCTGTGCCCTCTGGAAAAAAGTCTTTTTTGTCTGGGTGTTAGTTTCTCCCTGTAACACATGCGGAAATTATACCAAAGTTTTCTGGAACAAGGATCAGCAATAGAGGATATACCAAGGTATCCACGTAGGTCACCATATGTCTTGCCATCTTCAATTTTCTTTTCAACTTCAAGTCTGCTGTCTACAGGCATACGAGCCATGGGTGCCTCCTCTGGGTTGGTTACAATGCAATTGAGCAGGTATGCATAACACACCCACTCAACTGCATCAGATATTAATCAGGGATGTGGATAAAGACCATCAACCCCATGGGATATCAGAATCAGCAGGAGGCTCAGCTGTGTCCATATTTGTGGGGTTGTTAGCACCAGAGTCAGCACTCTGATCTTCCACAAAATCAGGTGCTTTGCCTTGGTTGTCAGGGCTGCCAAGGTTGCTTGGGACACCACCAGCAGACTTGTATCCAGTTGGAACATTCTGATCAGGGTGAATGCCTTTCTTGTCTTTTTTGACCCGGACCTTCATCAAAAGCGGCAATCCATGCAACTCTTGTGTATCCTGGATCACACCCTTGCCAATTGCTCTGCATAGGGTTGCCAACTCTTTCTGGGCAATTTCAACAGCAACAGGGTTTGGGTTGATGATATTCAAGTTTGTCCAGATCTTACGACCTTTGTACTTGCCCTGAAGCACTGTGAATTCCAGTTTGATATACTTGCCGGTTTTTGCTTTTGTGTCACAAACATCTGATCCTGAGACATGAGCAAGATACTCACCAGCAGGGATTGGATCAAAATCATTCATGTCATCGTGTTTTTTGCTGTCAAATGCAGTTCCTAATTGAGCCATGTTTTGTTCTCCTATTTAAAATTTAATAAGTTTTCTCACAACATCATTTTCTTGGTGCACCAAATCTGTGAATGCACCAAGTATTTTAGTGTTTAATTTATCACCACCAACCCGGGTGCTCTTCAGAGTTGCTTCCAGTCAAAATGGAATTTCATCATCAGCAGGATATTGCTCACCAACACTATCAGGCTCTGGTGCTTCTTCCTGATTCTCTTCCTGATTCTCTTCTGGTGTTTCTGCAGGTTGCTCTTTTGGTTGCTCTTTTGGTTGATTTCCTGGATTATCTGAGGGTGTTTCTGAGGGTGTTTCTGAGGGTTGCTCTGGGGGCTTCTCAACAGACAAAGCCTTTTGAAATATGTGAGACAGATCAGGCTTTTCAATATCATTCAACCGGCCAGACCGGTCTTTTGCTTCAAATTGTATGTCTGGTTGGGTCTGAAGATATCTGTATTTCACTTTGTTTTCTGTCTCACCAATCCGCATAGGGAACATGAAGTCAAACAGATATGGCAGTGATGGCCCGATGATCTGGCCAGGGGCAGATGGCATAAAAGTGTCAATCCCAGAATACTGGTCAGTCATCCGCTTCAACTTTGCTGTGAAATACACATGCTTGTTATCCAGGTCCCGAAACTTCTTGATCAGCGGGATGATTGCATCAGCCATGTGGCCATATGCAGCTTGGGGGTGTGTGTTACCATCAACTGGGTTCTCTTTGAACCATGCAAGGCAGGATTCTGCAATATCAGATATTGAGTCAACACACACCGTCTTGAATCCCTGTGCCCGTGGGTCATCTTTGATGAAGTTGTATGCATCTTCAAAGTCTTTGTGGTTTGAGACTTCAATCACAGGAATGTTGAAATCTTGAAGACTCAAAAGACCTTTTTCAGCAGAAATGATCACTGGGCTTGGTGCTGTTGAGCAAAGCTTGGTCTTCCCAACACCAGATCTGCCAATTACAAGGCATTTCACATACTTGCTGGACTCTTTTGTTGTAGTCAGTCGAATTGCCATTAAACCTCCTTTGAATCACCAATGATATGGAGTCTTACAAGAACCATGATTTTTTTGTTATTGGTGGTAATTGAATTTATTTCTTGCTCAATATTTAAGATTTCTTTGTTGATTTCAGATTCTGTCATGGTAGTTGGCGATTT